GTGACGAACGAGGAAATTAAGGCTGCATTAAGCAAGCTTTATTACTGTAAGACTGACTTTACAGTTACCCAGACGGGTAAAAGATCAAGTAGAGTAAACGGTTTATACAAACCGTTTACCAAAGAAATCTTTTTAAATAACAAAAATTTTACTACGGACAATCAGCTCATGTACACAGCGATACATGAGCTTACCCATCACATCTTAATCACCGAAAAGGGCGTGAAAAACTCAAAATCACACTCCGGTATCTTCTGGGCAACATTTTACGACCTGATAGACACTGCAATTGAGCTGAAGCTATACGTGCGGGACAGAAGCGATGAAACGGCCGCCCTTATAGCGGAGGCCGTAGCGATTCAGAAGCAAATCATAGAGGCGCAAAAAAAACTCGGCCAGATAATTTTAAAACTGCATGAAAGCTGTGCAAAAAATGGGGAGCGTGTTGAGGATGTTGTTGAACATGACTTGCAAATGAGTCGCAACAAAGCAAAGACTCTTATGCAGAACACCATGAGCGGCAGCAAAGACAATGAAGAGATTGCCAAAGCGGTCAATTTAGCAAAAGACCCTATGATTAAACATGCGGCGCAAACAGCTGCTAACACAGGCAAGACTGTTGAACAGGTAAAAGCAATCGCAAAACAAAAACCAAAAGCAACCGACGATGACCTTGGAGATTCTGAAAAAGTCGATCCTAAAGAACGACTGAAACAAGAAGAGGAACGGCTAATAAAGACGATCGCGCAGCTTAACAATCGGTTACAAGTTGTACAAGAGTCATTGAAAAATATGGGAGAAAGCGATGGGGATACTCAAATCGACAGACATCAAGTTGAGCAAAAAAGCGCAGCGAGTTTTTAACTACATGAAAGAGTTCGGTTCAATTACCACCCTAGAGGCCTACAACGATTTAGGCGAAACACGGCTGTCTGCACGTATCTTTGAACTAAAAGACAGAGGTTTTGACATATCCTACAAGTGGATAGAAGTTCTTAACCGCTACAAAGAGAAATGTCGTGTAAAACAATACTACATCGTAGAGGCTGCATTATGAAAATGCGACGGGTTAAAATTGTGTACGGCGAAAAGAAAATATCGCTGTTTGAGACGGAACGAGATGGCGAAAAGTTTGTCGGCACAATCAGAGAATGTCTGTTATTCGGTATGGGATACGGCACAGATCAAGCGGCGGAGTTACGCTACGAGATGGCAAGACTGAACCGCCCAAAAAATAGATAGGAGTGAGGGATGTATGAAGGGGTTAAAAGAATTGAAAGTGGTTTTTTACGGAGTTGATGACTGGGATAGACCTGTTTTCCGTGATGTCTATGAACGGGACGGTAAGCACCGCTACGGAAACAAGTTTTTCGGTGATACCGATAACCTTTTTCATGGATTTGAAAAACTTATGGAGCGCTACAAAGAAGGCACTGACAGCCTGTGCTATTTCGGCTCTTACTTTGGGTGTGAACCTGACGGCGATAACCCTAAAGATTTGGGTGTCAAATTGATTTTTGACGCCGAATTGACACGAAAAATTCAAGAAGGAGAAATCAATGTTGTATGAGCAAGTTATTGAACGTGGTAAAGCACGTTTAACCGACACAAGTGCAATGAGCCGAAGCGAATGGCTTAAACTGCGTGCCTCGGGAATCGGTGGAAGCGATGCGGGGGCAATTATGGGCTTAAACAAATATGCCACGCCCTTGAGCGTTTATTTCGCAAAAAAAGACCTTGCGGTGCAAGAAGGCAGCAAGGCTGCCGAATGGGGAAACATACTTGAAGATCCTGTACGGCAAAAAGCGCGCGAAGAGCTTGGAATTCAAATTGAAACGGTTCCCGGCATGTTTACAAACAAAGAACATGATTTTATGAACGCCAATTTTGACGGATTGGTATTCGTTGAAGGAGAAAAAGAAATCGCCGGTAGTGTTGTTTCAGGTCTTGGCGGACACGAAATAAAAACATCGCGTACCGGCGAAGGTTTCACAACAGACGAAATTCCCGACAGCTACTATGCGCAGGTTCAGCATTACATGGCAGTTACGGGACTCACCTTCTTTGTGCTTACCGTTTTTATTTTCGACCAATACACCGGAAGACATTATGTCATTCCGCGAAATGACGAGTTTATTAACCGGCTTATCGAAGCAGAAGGTGTGTTCTGGAACGATTTTATACTTGCAAATGTTATGCCTGCTCCTACCGGCAATGAAAACGAGCTTGACCTCGTGAAAGCGTTGCCGATGGCCGAAGAAATTACGCTCAACGCGGATACCGAACAACTGCTCGAAGAGAAGGCTGCTATCGACAGTCAAATCAAAGACCTACAGGAAAAAAGCGACATACTCAAGGAGCAAGTGTTGATTAAAATGACACAAGCATCCGGCGGCGAAAATGCGTCTAAGACAATCGCAACCTGCGGCCGTTGGAAAATATCGCTTAACACACAGGTTTCAAAACGTGTTGATGCAAATGCCTTGAAAAAAGCCGGTGTGTACGATGAATACGCAAAAGAAAGCGTTTCGCGCGTACTGCGTATTACAAAGGCGAAGGAGCTGTAAATGTTCGAGGCGGAACGGGAGCGGTGCTACGAGGGCATACGGAAGTGCGATGAGTTTTTGCAAGTACATGTGCTGTTTTGGGGATGCAAAAAGATAACGGCTGACAAATTATTTCCTGAAAATGCGCTTGCCTATTTCAGTGGAAGGCACGGAGCAGGAGCTGTCATATTCCACCTAAAAGCAAAAATGCACTTTATCCGGCGACTTATCGACATGCAGGAGGCGGAAAATGCGCTTTATGTGGATTGACACTGAAACGACCGGTATAGACCCAAGCGATTCGGCCGCCTTTCAAGTGGCATGTGTCCTTGTGGATAACGGACAGCTGAATTGCGAGCGGTGTTTTTTCTTAAATCCGTTGAGCGAGACGATTAAGTATCACGAAGGCGCCGGATCGGTTCACGGCTATTCAGAAGAGCAAATAAAAGAGTTTCCACCTGAAAAAGAAGAGGTTCCGAAAATTGCGGCGTTTTTTGCGGAGGCAAGAGAACTTTTTAAAAAGGATGGCAGTAAGACTGAAAAGATGATCATTGCCGGTTACAAGGTAGGATTTGATATAGGGCACATTAAAGCCCTTTTGGAGCGGAATGGCTACCAGCTTGAGGATTATTTTATGAGCATCGTCGCTGATGTGTTCTTGCAAGTAAAAAAGGCAGAGGTGCAGAAAGCGTTACCGTATCTTCCCAACAGAAAACTCGGCACTGTGGCAAAGCACTTAGGTGTAAGTCTTGAAAATGCACACGATGCTTTGGCGGACATTGAAGCAACACGGGAGGTTGCTAAAAGGTTATACCAAATGGGCATAGCCTTAATCTAAATGCAGAGGAAAAATTAAAATGCAAGTAAACGGAAATAATGCAAGTACAAAACTTGCAAATGCCCAAAATGGCGCGTCGCCAACCTTGAAACAGTGGGTTGCAAAAATGAGCGGGCAGATTAAAAATGCGCTGCCTGCGAATATTACGCCGGAGCGCATGATGCGGATTGCGCTTACCGCTCTCTCAAAAGATGCAAAACTTTCAGGGTGTACGCCTGAATCCTTTATGGGTGCACTTTTAACATCTGCGCAGTTGGGACTGGAGTGCAACACGCCGCTCGGTCAGGCATATCTGATCCCGTTTTATAACAGCAAAAAAGGCTGTTTTGAAACGCAGTTTCAGCTCGGGTATCAGGGGTTGATTGATCTTTGTTACCGCACCGGGCAGTACAAGAAAATTGTTGCGCGTGTTGTCTATGAAGGCGACGACTTTGATTATTCTTATGGACTTGATGAGAAACTTATTCATCGGCCAAAAGAAAAAAGTGAAACCCCTATTTACGTGTATGCCTTGTACGAATTGAAGAACGGTGCAAGCGCATTTGAGGTGATGAGCTGGAAAGCGATTGAAGCGCACGCAAAAAAATATTCACAGTCGGTACAAAAGGGCTATACGTCACCGTGGACGACAGACCCTGAAAGCATGGCAAAGAAAACCGTCTTGAAGAAAGTGCTTAAGTATGCACCGAAAGTTGTAGAGCAGGCGGAGATTATTGCCGAAGCCGTAAACGGAGACAGTGCAATCATCAATACGAACATTATCAAAGATGGTAACGACTTCACTTATACACAAAATTTTGATTACGCACCCGAAAGCGCTGCATTGCACGAAGTTCCCGTGGAAACTGAAAAAACAGAAAGTGTACAGCGCGGTAACAATCAACCGGCACAAAATAGCGCCCAAAACGGAAATGAAGGTGTAAACCAATCCCTTGATTCACAATTCAGTGAAAATGAAGTTATTCCCGACGGGCTATTTTAAGAGGTTTTGATTGTGAAGATAACCGGTTTTTTTCACGGCATTTTGTACAAAGAGCAAATTGTTTTACGCCCTACCGACGGGAAAGATAAAATCCTGATCAACAAACTGTTTTTGTCAAAGAAACAGCGCGAAGAAAGGAGCTGTACTGAAATTCTTTTGAAATGCGACATTGATGCTCAATTTCAAAAACGGAGTTTCAAACAACTTAATGCCGTGTGGAAACTGGTAGAAGTTATCTTTGAATCAATGGAAAACCGTAAGCCGACGGAAAGCGAAAAATATGACTTGTATCTTGATTTGCTTGAACTGTATGCAGACAAAGTGCCCAGTAAGCTCCGCAAGGATACTTTGAGAAGTGTACATATTTCAGAATCAAATACGGTTGCGGCGGCGCGTTTTATCGACGGCTTATTATACCATTTGGCTACCGACTGCCAACTTTCCTATGACTTGCAGGCGGATGTGCGAAGCATTCTGTACGAATGGGAAATATGGCGGGGAAAGCAAAAGACGGATTATATGAATAATCTCACGGTAGACGAATGGCGCAAGACGGCAAAGTACAGCGAGGCAAGTGGCGTCGGCGGAGACATTGACTGCCATCACATCGTGAGCAGAGGTGCTGCGCCGCAGTTCGCAAATTGCGCATGGAACGTCTTAGCCCTTACACGTGAAGAACATGAGTTTTTTCACCGGTGTGGCTGGCCTGCCTTTTTGGAAAAATATCCGCACTTGCGCGGTAAAGTTGAGCGGGCGTTTGAGAAAGCAGGACACTTACCTATTCCGCAATAATGGAGTCGCTGTAAGCAGTTTGTTTGCGGCGAAAAATTTGACAGACTAAACAATGAGAGGTTAAACAAAATGGAAAACAACCCTTTGGCGTTAATTGTAAAAGAAAAGACTCTTGGAAGTCTTGTTACCAATGCAAATGATATTAAGAAATATGTATCGGAGAAACTTAAAGAGTATTCCGTTGATAATTACACCGGCGAGGCAAAACAAGCCGCAACTGATAAGGCTGAAATAAACAACGCCATTAAAACGTTGAACGATCGCCGCATCGCGCTTGAAAAAGAATGGAATATGCCTTTTCAAGAATTCAAAGGCATTATCACTGAAACGATAGATATGATGAAAAGTGCAAGCGGTAAACTCGATGTAATCGTCAAAAATGAGGAAAACAAAGAAAAGGAAGAAAAACGCTACAAGATACTGGAGCTGTGGGAAGCAAAGAAATTCAATCTTGTAACGCTGGATCGCATTTTTAATACAAGATGGCTGAATAAAACATATAAGCTCGCAACGATTGACGTTGAACTTGACGACATTATCAGTCGTATCAATGGTGATCTTGCTTCACTTGATGCGTTCGGTGAGGACACCGCAGTTCTAAAAGATCTCTATCTGTCTACATTAAATTTGCAAGCAACGCTTAATAAGGGGGCAGAGCTTAAAGCAAACCGTGAACGGCTTATTGCTATGGAAGCGCAGAAAAAGGCCGAAGAAGAGGCAAAAAAAGCGGCAGAGGCTGAAAACCAAAAAGAAAGACAAGAACCGGAAGAAGAAGACGCTCAGACCGTCATAGCAGTTGATTTTGATACACACGAAGTAAAGAGCGTCTCCGTACCGACTGAAAAACCGGTGGAAGCGCCTACCGAAAAGACCTACCGATTCAACGTCTACGGTAATGAACGCATAATGAATAGTGTACGGAATATCGCTGCAGAAATGGGACTCGCTATTGTGCCGTCGATGACGCTTGAAGGCACGTTTGAACAAATCACACATTTTAAAGAACTTCTTGCTCACCGCAATATCGGCTATGACAAAAGGGGAATAATCAATCTTGCGGTAAAACAGATTGATTAACGGGGGTAAATTGCAATGAGTGAAAGACGGATGTTTTCAAAGTCAATTACGGAAAGCGATATGTTTTTAGACTTACCGCCTTCCGCACAGGCTTTGTACTTTCATCTATCGATGAATGCTGATGACGAAGGTTTTGTCAATAACCCTAAACGAATCAGAAAGGTATGCGGTGCAAATGAAGATGATTTGCAGCATCTTATTCGGAACGGTTTTTTAATCCGCTTTAATTCCGGAATTTGTGTGATAATCCATTGGAAAATAAATAACACATTGAGAAAGGATAGATTCAAAGCAACAAATTACCTTGAAGAAAAAGCAATGCTTGTTGAGAACACAGCTGGCGTTTATTCGCTGAAAAAAGAGGTTGAAAAACCGGTTAAACAGTCGGAAGAAACACCGGTTGAAGAGCCTATGGAAGAAGCCTCTTATGTATCTGAAGCAGAGCCTGAAAGCCAGAAAGATGACGTTGACGATTCGGAAATCAATGCGGAACCTGAAAAAAAATCGGAGGAAACTGCGTATGACTTTGAAACGGTCGTCAATAAAAGTTATGCGGAAATGATTTTCGACATCTATTTTTCACACGGGTTACCGTGCGGGAAGAATATCATCGAATTTACTATGCGTGATTTTAGGCTTGCGAGCGTTGCGATTAAACGATTGCAGTTAAATAGCGAGGATGTCATTCAAGCGGTGAAAAACTATTTAAAAGTCATAGAACTAAAACGAAAAGGGCTTACGTGGTGGAATAGCGAACAGAGTTTTTACAGCTTTTGTGAAAAAAATACCATTTTGCAATTTATTCCTGCGAACTTCAACTTTGAAAAGTATACAAAGAATGAGAATGGAATGAATTCTATGCCAGCTGACAGGATAGAGCTTTAAAAGGCCGGTATGCAAACTATTGATAAAAGAGGTTTTCTACCACCAATCAATCGACAGCCTATTGAGTTTATGTGCCAACGACACGGCAAAGTTACTTGTGAAGTGTTTGTATTATACGGTAAGGCATATCCCTTTTGTCCGATTTGTAAAAAGCAACAGGAAGAAGTCGAGCAGCGGCAGAAAGAGATCGAACAAGCAAGAGCCTCTTTTCAAGCGAAGATGAAAGCGAAAAATATTGAGCCTGAATTTTGGTTAAAAACTCTTGAAGACTACAAGGTGCAATGTCGGGAACAAAGCAGAGCACTTGCGGCTGTCAAAAAAATGATAGCTGAAAAGGCAGGAAAAATAATCATATTAGGATCGAACGGTGTAGGAAAAACAATGTTGGGAAGTATTGCTGTTAAAGAAATCGGCGGCAAGATTTTAACTATGTATGAAATGTCAAAAATGATACGCCATAGTTATAGAGAAAATGCAGAAAGAGATGAGTTTGAAATTGTTAACGAGCTTGCTTCTATCCCGTTACTTGTCATCGACGAAATGGGAAGGACAAAAGGAAGCGAGTCTGAATTGAACTGGCTTAGTTATATACTCGATAAACGACATACAAGAGGATTGCCGTTTATGCTGCTTGCAAACACACATTTAAAGCGTGATTGTAAAGTAAAGGGATGTAAAAAATGTTTTGAGAACTATTTAGATAATGATATTTTGAGCCGGTTACGGCAAGACACGGAAATTATAACAATTATTGCACCCGATTATCGGGTAGAGAAATAAGGGGTAAGCGAATGGGATTTTCAAGTACTGTTTGTTACAGAAATGAAGTGGGAAAAATACTTGCAAAGCTGCGTGTCGATTACGGTGAATCACAAGCGAAACAGGCCGCACGGCTTGGATTTAATCAAGCATATTTAAGCATGGTGTCAACTGATAAGCGGAGTTTTTCATACGAACTTTATAAGTCGATCATGGAGCACTACGCGGAAAAGGCTTCGGTTTTTAAGGAAGAGCTGATTAACGAACTTATAAAGACAGATGTTAAAGAACGGTTTACCGAACTTTTCCCGAATACGACAGCGGAACAAATGTTGTACATACTCTATGGAGAGAAGTAGGGAATAACTACGAAGGAAAAGAAAATGAGAGTAATAACGAACACACACACGGGTAGTATTGTATCTGACACAGACCTCAATCTTGAGTACCTCTATGTTGGCGATTATGGTAAACAAAACAATATTAAGGCTGATTTTCTCGGTTATACAAAACGAATTGATAAAGTCGAACATATGCCGGTTGATATTACAGAAAAATTGGTCGTAACCGTTTCCACGCAAAAAGGATGCCCCATGAATTGTAATTTTTGTGATTGCCCGAAACTCGGCTTTAAAGGCAATGCTTCTATGGCAGAGATGCTACACGAAATAACCGGCGGCATTGCGCTTTCAGGCATTACACACGGCAAGCGGCTGAACGTTCACTTTGCACGTATGGGCGAGCCGACATTTAATTTTGATGTAATACAGGCTGCAAGGACTATCGGAGAGACAACAAAAGGTATGTTTGATGAATATCATCCTGTTGTTTCTACGATGATGCCAAAAAACAATAAGAAATTATTTCAATTTCTTATGGAGTGGGCATATCTTCAAAATACAGACGATTGGGACGGTGGCATAGGGCTACAGTTATCAATCAATACCGTCAATGAAGATGATAGAAACAAAATGTTTAATGACAAGAGTTTATCATTATCAGATATTTCAAAGATTGCAAATTTATTACCCTATCCTGTCGCAAGAAAGTACACACTAAACTTTGCTGTAACGTCAAAATCGGATTTAGACCCGAAGGTGCTTGATTGGTATTTTGACAAGAAAAAATTCATTATTAAAATAACACCTATTCACAAAACAAAAGAAGCTGTATCAAACGGGTACGAAATTGTTACCGATTTTGATGTCTATGAAAAGTTTGAAAAGCCTCTTATTACCGAAGGCTGGGATGTAATTGTATTCATTCCATCAAAAGAAGAGGATACGGACAGAATAACGTGCGGAAATGCGCTCTTGGCAATTCAAGAGTTCGAGCGGAATACGCAATAGGCATAAGAGGACAAGAGAACCGGAAAGATGATGAAAAGCGAAGTGTTCAACATGGACTGCATAGATTATATGAGAAAATGCAGCAATAAACAATTTGATCTTGCTATTGTAGACCCTCCTTATGGGGTTGAAGATATGACAGGGAAAAAGTTTGCGCATGGAGGAGGAAAATTAAAAAATCGTATTTTAAATAAAAAAGCTGATGATGTAACTCGTTGGGATAAACCA